ATGAAGAACGATTGCCTGTTCTGCGCCATTATTGACGGGGAGATCCCCAGCAAAAAGGTGTATGAGGACGAACAATGCTATGCCTTTTATGATATCGAGCCGCAGGCACCGGTACACTTTTTGGTGGTGCCCAAGGCACATATCTGCTGCGCCAATGCCATCACGGCGGACAACAGCGGTGTGGTGGCCCATTGCTTCGAGGTCATCGCCAAGATCTGCAGGGAGCTGGGCGTGGAGAGCTACCGAATCGTCAACAACTGCGGCGATCAGGCGGGACAGACCGTGAAGCACCTGCACTTCCATGTGCTGGCGGGGCGGGATATGACCTGGCCTCCGGGCTAAAGGAGAACAGAAAAAGGGCCGGCGGGAGCCGGCCCTTTTTTCTGTGCGGCGGTGCGGGGCGGGACGGGGGCGTTTTACGCCGCTGCGCGGCTACACCTTATCCGCCCCCTGTGGGGCACCTGTCTCCCTGCGGGTCGGTCGGTTCGCGGATCTGACAGGCCACCGGCCTGTCATTCAACACCGCGAACCCCAGGGGGAAGGCTTAGGGGGGCGTGCCCTTAAGGGAAAGGCTGGGGGAAAATTTGGGGAGTGTTGCCCGTTTGCGGGCAACTTTTTTGCTTTCCGGGGGATGGGGTATAGACGATCTTGATAAGGGGGTACGGATATGAAGTACAGAAAGAACGGGACGGACACGCTGTGCGGACAGTGCGACCTGTGCGGCGGAGAGCTGCGGCGGGGAGAGCGATACTACCGGATCAGCGGTGAGAACGTGTGCAGGGGCTGCCTGGCAGATTTCGCGGCGCAGATACTGGCGGCGTATGAGGTGGTCGGAGGTGAGGCGGATGCATAAGACGGCGGCACCCTGGGAGGAACTGCGGGAGAAGTACGAGGCGGGCGGATATACCTATATGCAGCTGGCGAAGGAATACGGCGTTTCGGTGCAGAGCGTGGGGCGGCACGCGCGGAAGGAGAACTGGGTCAGCGGGTGCCGGAACGAGAGACGGCGCAGGGCGGAGAGCAGGAATTGCCTGCTGCAGATGACGCGGGCGCTGATGCGGGGCGCAAAGCGGGCGGCCGAGGAGGCGGAAAAAGGTGAGGCGTCCACCAAGGAGCTGAAGGAGCTGGCGGGGATATTGCAGACGCTGGCGGGGCTGGAGAAGGAGCTGGGCGGCGGGACCGCGGTGCAGACGGTGCAGGTGCTGATGGGAGAGGAGGTACGGGCGCTGAGCGAGTAAGCGCGGAGAGAAGAGAGACAAGGGGGAGAGAACATGGAGGATATATACATCGGGACGCCGAACGCAAAGCAGGACGAATTTCTGCGGTGCAAAAAGAAGTACGTCGCTTTCGGCGGGGCACGGGGCGGCGGGAAAAGCTGGGCGGTGCGGTGCAAGGCCAAGCTGCTGGCGCAGCGGTATCCGGGGATACGGATGCTGCTGGTGCGGCGGACCATGCCGGAGATCGAGGCAAACCATTTGGAGACGCTGCGGCTGGAGCTGGCGGGTACGGCCGTATACCGGGCGGAGGAGAGACGGTTCGTGTTCGGGAACGGGAGCGTATTGCAGTTCGGGTACTGCGCCTGCGACCGGGACGCGGATCGCTATCAGGGCGCGGAGTACGACGTGATCTTTTTCGACGAGGCCACGCAGCTGAAGGAGCAGTGGATGCGGAAGCTGGCGGCGTGCGTGCGCGGCGTGAACGGATTTCCCAAGCGCATTTACTACACGTGCAACCCGGGCGGGCCGGGGCATGGGTATATCAAGCGGCTGTTTATCGACCGGCGGTATGAGCCGGGGGAGAACGGGGGCGAGTACGCGTTCATACCGGCGCGGGTGACGGACAATGGGGCGCTGCTGGCGCGGCAGCCGGAGTATATACGGCAGCTGGAGGCGCTGCCGCCGAAGCTGCGGGCGGCGTGGCTGGAGGGACGGTGGGACGTGCTGGCGGGACAGGTGTTCCAGGAGTTCACGGACGACCCGGCGCACTACGCGGACCGGCGGTGGACGCACGTGATCCGGCCCTTTGACATCCCACGGGAGTGGAACGTGTACAGAAGCTACGACTTCGGGTACGCCAAGCCCTTTTCCTGCGGCTGGTGGGCGGTGGACTTCGACGGGTGCGTGTACCGGATATTGGAGCTGTACGGCTGCACGGGAACGCCGGACGAGGGCGTGCTGTGGACGCCGGAGCGGCAGTTCGCGGAGATACGGCGGATGGAGGACGAGCACCCATATCTGCGGGGACGGACCATACGGGGGGTGGCGGACCCGGCCATCTGGGACGCCAGCCGGGGCGAGAGCATCTATGAGACGGCGCTGAAGCACCGACTGTTTTTTGAGAAGGGGGACAACCGGCGGATACCGGGGTGGATGCAGCTGCACTACCGGATGAGCTTTGACGGGGAGGGGTACCCCATGCTGTATGTGTTCGAAAACTGCCGGGCGTTCATACGGACGGTACCGGGGCTGTCGTACAGCACCACGGCGCCGGAGGATGTGGACACGGGACAGGAGGACCACGCGGCGGACGAGAGCCGGTATTTCTGCATGATGCGGCCCATCGCGCCCCGGGAGAGGACGGAGATACGGCGGGAGCCGTGAGAAACCGGGGGAGGGGCGCGGCCCTCCCCCGGTCCAAATTCCGCAGATGACGAAAATGCGAAGTTTTACACAAAAGGGCTGGACAAATTATGCAGCCGTGCTATAATCTGACTATCCGCAGGAGTACTCCTGCTTTGGCGTTTTAAGCTTGTTAAAACGAAGCATCCTGCGGAAATCTAAAAAACCCGGGGTAAGAAAAATGAAAAAGATATTGGCAACCATTTTGGCGCTGGTGTTGGCGCTGGGACTGTGCAGTGTGAGCTGGGCGGACAGCGAAGCAACGGTGAATAGCAAAGCGGACTTGGAACAGGCTTTGAATGACAGCAGCGTGACCACCATCAAGCTGGGCGCTGAGATCACTGCCAGCATTACCATCGCCAGCGGCAAAACCATCACGCTTGACCTGAATGGCCACAAGCTGACCAACGAAGAGGGAAAGCACACCATCACCAATAACGGTACTCTGACCATCAAGGATAGCAGTGAGGGAAAGACTGGTACTGTGGACAATGTGACCCATCAGCGCGCGGCTATCGTGAACAACGGTACGGCAACACTGAACGGTGGTACGTATACCCGCAGTAATGAAAATCCTGAAAACAATGCAGAGGATGCAGGGGGAAATAGTTTTTATACCATTTTGAGCGATAATGGCGCTACGATGACCATCAATGAAGGCGTTACCGTGACAAATGTGGGCCACTTTTCCAGCATGATCCGCAATGATGGAACGAGTGCATCTACATCTACCATGATCATCAATGGCGGCACATTCAGCGGCGGCTTAAATGCAATCAAGAACGATGAAGCGGGTGTGCTGACCATCAACGGCGGTGATTTCTCTAATACATCCCAGTTCGTTGTTATGAACTGGCATAAGACAACCATCAACGGCGGCTCTTTTAAGGCGCTGTCCTCTGCGGATGCGGTGCTGTTCACGTCTAATTGGGGTGGCGACGCAGGCGCTGCAACTTCTGCGGGTGAACTGACTATTACAGGCGGTACATTTAAGCGCGCGACCAACACGCAGAAGATGATCGTGGATGCCTATGACGCGAACAATACGGGTACTGCTTCTATTTCCGGCGGTACCTTTGACGCCGATGTGAGCCAGTACCTGGAGAGCGGCAAGCAGCAGAACGCTGACGGCTCCGTGGGCAACATCCCCCGCTACTACTACAACTCCACTACCACCACCGACACCAAGAAGGACGACAACAAGGGCACCAGCCCCAAGACCTTTGACGCGGGCGTGGGTATCTACGCCGTGACGGCGGTGCTGTCCGTGACCGGTATGGCGTGGACCGCTAAAAAGCGTCACTAAGAGCAAATAAAAAAGAAAGCCCGTAAGGGCTTTCTTTTTTTGCGCTTTTTTTGGTGGGAAGGCTGGGGAAAAAAATTTGGGGTGTTGCACGTTTGCGGGCAACTTTCGGGCTGGGCGGGGGCAGGGACAGAACATGAAAGGGAGGTGCTCGGATGGAGCAGGAGACAAGGACCGCGCGGGACGCCGGTGCTCCGGTGAAGATCGGGGCGGAGGCGGTACGGGCCGCGGCGGAGGTGCTGCGGCGCTATCGCGCGGGCAAGCAAAATCTGGACAGGCGCATCATCGACAACGAGCAGTTCTGGAAGCTGCGGCACTGGGAGCAGATGGAGAAGGCGGGCGAGGGCGGCAATCCGGAGGACGTGCGGCCGGCCAGCGGCTGGCTGGTGAACTGCATCCTCAGCAAGCACGCGGACGCCATGGACTGCTATCCGGAGCCGACGGTGCTGCCCCGGGAGCCGGGAGACCGGCAGGAGGCAGAGACGCTGAGCCGTATCCTGCCGGTGCTGCTGAAAAACGACCGGTTCAGGCGGACGTATTCCAAGGCGTGGTGGGACAAGCTGAAGTCCGGATGCGCCGTGTACGGCGTGTTCTGGGACAACGAAAAGCTGCACGGGCTGGGCGACGTGAGCATCCGCAGCATGGACGTGCTGAACCTGTTTTGGGAGCCGGGGGTCACGGACATACAGGAGTCGGAGCACTTTTTCTGCACGGAGCTGGTGCCCAACAACCATCTGGTACGGAGGTGGCCGGAGCTGGAGGGGAAGCTGGGGCGCGGCAGCGCGCAGGTGAGCCGGTATCTGTTCGACGACAAGGTGGATACGTCGGAGCAGTCGCTGGTGGTGGACTGGTACTACCATACGGAGCGTGAGGGGCGGCAGGTGCTGCAGTACTGCAAGTTCGTGGGGGAGAATGTGCTGTATGCCACGGAGAACGACCCGGAGATGGCGGCGCGGGGCTGGTACGACCACGGGAAGTACCCGTTCGCGTTCGATACGCTGTTTCCCGAGGAGGGGACGCCCTGCGGGTATGGGTATGTGGATCTGTGCAAGTCGGCGCAGAAGCAGATCGACCTGATGAACCAGGCTATTCTGAAAAACACGCTGGCGGCGGCGACGCCGCGGTTTTTCATCCGGGCGGACGGCGCGGTGAACGAGAACGAGTATGCCGACTGGACGAGGCCCTTCGTGCACACCAACGGGAACCTGGGCGCGGACTCCATCGCACCGATCCGGGTGCCGGCGCTGGACAGCGTGTATGTGGCGGTGCTGCAGAACAAGATCGCGGAGATGAAGGAGACGGCGGGCAACCGGGACGTGATGAGCGGCGGCACCGCCGGCGGCGTGACGGCGGCCACGGCTATTGCGGCCTTGCAGGAGGCGGGCGGCAAGCTGTCGCGGAACATGATCGACGACGGGTATGAGGCGTTTTCACAGGTGGTGACGCTGTGCATCGAGCTGATCCGGCAGTTTTACGACGTGCCGCGGCAGTTCCGGCTGCTGGGCCGGGACGGCGGGGCGTTCGTCGCCTACGGCAACGGGGGCCTGCGGCCCAGGGCGCTGCTGACCGGGGGCTATCGCGTGCCGGAGTTCGACCTGGAGGTGATGGCACAGGACGAGACGCCGTACCAGACCATGGAGTACAACCAGTTGGCCCTGCAGCTGTTTCAGATGGGGTTCTTCCGCAGCGATATGGCGGAGCAGGCGCTGCGGTGCCTGGAGCTGATGCAGTTCCGCAGCAAGGACGCGCTGGCGGAGGTCATCCGGCAGGGACAGAAGGAGACGGACCAGAAGGCGTGGCTGACGGAGGCGCTGCGGCGGGCGGTGACGCTGCTGGACAAGAGCCAGGGGACCCATCTGGCGGAGGCGCTGGAGCGAGAGCTGGAGAAGCGGGAGAGCAGCGGCGGAAAGGCGGCGGCGCCCCGAAGCAGTGACGCGGTGACGCGGCAGCGGCAGGCCACGCGGCAGGCGGTACGGCCCAGATGATACGGGCCAGCTGCGGCGGCGCGCACCTTATGGTGCGGGGCCACGCCGGGTACGGGGAGTACGGGAAGGACATCGTATGCGCGGCGGCGTCCGCGCTGGTGTACGCGCTGGCGGGGAGATTGCGGGAGACAGGGCGGCTGGAACGGTTCCAAAGCGCGCCGGGATACGCGGAGATCGTGGGGACAGGGGACTGTGCCCGGGAGTTCGCGTTGGTGCGGTGCGGGCTGGCGCTGCTGGCGCGGCAATACCCCGACAGGGTGGAAGTTGGGTCGTGACCTACCACGGGGAGGAGAGTTCGGATGGACGAGCTGGAAAAGATGGCGCAGGAGACTGCGGAGGAGACGGGCGGAATGGCTCCCGACGCCGGGGAGCAGCAGGTACCTGACGGGGAACAGAGGGTACCCGGCGGGGAAGAGGACTTCGAGACGCTGATACGCGGCCGGTACAAGGGGGAATTCGACGCACGAGTGCGGCGAATACTGGACGGACGGCTGCGGGGACTGCGGCAGGAGAACGAGAGGCTGCGGGAGATGGCGGCCGCGGCGGAGACGGCGCGGCAGCGGGAGCAGGAGGCGCAGCTGCAGGCCGCGATGGAATTCGCGGTGATCCGGGCGCGGCAGCAGATGGCCCAGGCCATCGCCAGCGGCGGCAGCCGCGTGGCGGAGAACGGCGGACGACGCAGGAGCGTCAGCCGCTGGGACCCGAGGGGGCTCAGCGGTGCGGAGCTGGCGGCGATACGGAAGAGAGTACAGGATGGAGAAAAGATCAGGTTTTAGAAAGGGAGAGAAAACATGGAGATGAATTTGCAGATGTTTGCGGAGAACACCCAGACCACGGCGGGCCTGAGCGCGGAGATGAAGACCTACTACGGCATGGAGCTGCTGGAGAATGCCAAGCCGCAGCTGGTGCACAACCAGTTCGCGGCCACGAAGGGCCTGCCTGCCGGCGGCGGCAAGACCGTGGAGTGGCGTAAGTTCGGCGCCTTTGACAAGGCGCTGAAGCCCCTGACCGAGGGCGTGACGCCCGACGGCAGCGGTATCTCCGTCAGCTACATCACCAAGGAGCTGGCGCAGTACGGCGACTACACCACCGTGTCGGATATGCTGGATCTGACGGCCATCGACGATGTGGTGCTGGAGATCACCGACCGCCACGGCAGCAACATGGGCCTGACGCTGGACACGGTGACCCGAAACGAGATCCAGCAGGGCAAGCAGGTGATCTACGCGCCCAAGATCGGCAGCGACGGCACCAAGACCGACGTGACCAGCCGCATGACGCTGGACAAGGACTGCCGCATGACCAGCGAGCTGGTGGCCAAGGCGGCGACCCAGCTGAAGAAGATGAACGCGCCCACCTTTGACGGCAAGTATGTGTGCATCATTCACCCCAGCGTGGCCTTTGACCTGCGCCAGGACGAGGCGTGGATCGCCGCACACCAATATGCCGGGGCCACGGAGCTGTTCTCCGGCGAGATCGGTGAGCTGCACGGCGTGCGCTTCGTGGAGACCACGGAGGCGAAGATCTATCGCGGTGAGGACCTGGCCGCCGACAGCCGCACGCTGAAGGTGAACGGCAACGTTATGGCCAGCACCGACGTGACCTTCAACGGCGGCACTGTGGCCGCCGGCGCACTGGCGGGCCGCTATGTGGTGCTGGGCGGCACCCGCTGCCGGGTGGTGAGCAACACCGACGCGAAGCTGGTGCTGGACAAGACCGTCACCGTGGGCGACAAGGAGGTCATCTACCCCGGTGAGGGCGGCAAGCAGGGCTGCGCCGTGTACGGCTGCCTGTTCCTGGGCAAGGGCGCCTATGGCGTGGTGGACCTGAGCGAGGGCACGGAGGTCATCGTGAAGCCCCGCGGCAGCTCCGGCACCGCCGACCCCCTGGACCAGCGCTCCAGCGTGGGCTGGAAGGGCGTACACGCCGCAGCTATCCTGTACGACGAGTACATGGTGCGCGTGGAGTGCGGCAGCAGCTATTCGGACGAGGACAAGGCGAACTGAGGGGGAAAGCCGGGGCGGTGCGCCGCCCCGGACACCTTTCCCGCAGGAGAGGCTTTTGAAAGCGGAAAGGAGAGGCGATGAAGGAGAAAATGACAACGGTGCTGCTGCCCAGGGGCAGAAAGCAGGAGGAGAATTTTGTCATCGTGTCCGTCAACGGACGCAGCTGGAAGATCATGCGCGGCGTGGAGGTGCGCGTACCGGTGTGCGTGGCGGAGGTGCTGGAAAACGCCGCCATGATGGCGGAGGCGGCCCGGCGCTATGTGGACGAGAGAGCGTCCTGAGGTGACGGCCATGGCAAGGACGACGGCAAAACAGGTGCTGGACCGGGTGGACGCGCTGCTGCCCAATGGGTATGCGCGCGCGGAGAAGCTGCGGTGGCTGGCCCAGGCGGAGGGCTTTGTGCGGCGGGAGCTGTGCCGGGAGACGGGGGAACTGCCGGTGCTGACCGAGGAGACGGAGCTGACGGCGGAGCCGCCCTTTGACGAGCTGTACCGGCACTATGTGGAGGCGCAGGTGCACTATGCCAACGGGGAGACGGCGCGGTACAACAGCGCGGCGGGCCTGTGGAACAACGCGTTTCTGACCTATCGGGACTACCGGGCCAGGACGGCGGTGCCGGAGGGCGGCGCGTCTGCGCTGCGGCTGTGCTGAAAGGGGGCGGCGGAGATGTATTTTCCCAAGCTGAAGGCGGCGGCGCAGCAGCGGGCAGGCGTAGAGCAGTTCGGGGGACTGGACCGCCGTCCGGGCAGCGGCGCGGGGAGCCTGGAGCATATGGAGAACCTGTGGAGCAGCGGGTATCCGGCGCTGGAGACGCGGCCCCTGCGGCGGACAGTGACACAGCTGACAAAGCCCAACGGCATGACGGAGAAGGACGGATTGTTCTGGGTGGACGGCACGGCGCTGTATGTGAACGGCGCGAAAACGGGGTTGGTGCTGACGGACAGCCGGAAGCAGTTGGTGAGCATGGGGGCGTATCTGCTGATCTTTCCGGACAAGAAGTACATCAATACCCAGGATCTGACGGACTTCGGGAGTATGGAGAATGTGCGGACCACCACGGGGGAGGTGACGTTCACCCTGTGCGACGGGACGGGGGAGAGCCTGGGCAGCTACGCGGCGGGCACGGAGGCGCCCCAGGAGCCCCGGACGGGGGATCTGTGGCTGGACACGGAGCGATCGGAGAGCGTGATGCGGCGGTATGACGGCAGCACATGGACGGCGCTGACGGAGGTGTACACAAAGATCGCCGCTGTGGGCGTGGGACTGGGTTTCCGCGCCGGGGACGGCGTGACGGTGGCAGGCTGCGGCGCGGCGGAGCTGAACGGCCTGCACGTATTGCAGGCGGCGGAGGACGACTGGGTGCTGGTGCCGGCGCTGTGCCGGACACTGGACAGTCAGACGGCGGCGGTGACGGTGATGCGGCTGATGCCGGAGATGGACTTTGTGGTGGAGCAGGGCAACCGGCTGTGGGGGTGCAAGTACGGCATCGTGGATGGACAGGCGGTGAACGAGATATACGCCTGCGCGCTGGGAGATTTCCGCAACTGGAACAGCTTTGCGGGGCTGAGCACCGACAGCTACGCCGCCGCCAGAGGCTCGGACGGACCCTTTACCGGGGCGGCGGCCTGCATGGGCGGCGTGGTGTTCTTCAAGGAGAACTGCATGGAGCGCATCTATCCGGCGGCGGGCGGCGGGCACCAGATCGTGACGGTGCCGTGCAGCGGCGTGCGGAAGGGTGCGGAGAGGACCGTGGCCGTGGCGGACGGTGTGGTGTACTATCTGGGGAACGACGGGGTGTACGCCTTTGACGGAAGTATGCCGGTGTGCGTATCCCGGGCGCTGGGCGACAAGCGGTATACCGGCGGCGTGGCCGGCGGGGAAAGCGGGCGGTACTGGCTGTCCGCCGTGGACGCGGCGGGAGAGACGGAGCTGCTGGTGTACGACACGCAGAAGCGGCTGTGGCACCGGCAGGACGATACGGCGGCGGTGGCCTTCGCCCGGTGGAACGGGGAGATGACAGTACTGTGCAGCGACGGACGGCTGCTGGATACAAGCGGTACATTGGGAACGGCGGAGACGGGGTTCTCCTGGAGCGCCGAAAGCGGCGACCTGGGACTGTACACGCCGGAGCACAAGTATCTCTCGCGGTTGGAGCTGCGGCTGAAGGCGGCGGCCGGGAGCACGATGAAGGCGTACGTCTGCTATGACGGGGACAACGTCTGGGAACAGGTGGGCGGTGTATCCGGCGAGGCGGGGCAGACCCGCGGCGCGGTGCTGCAGGTGCGGCCCCGGCGGTGCGGACACCTGCGGCTGAAGCTGGCCGGGGACGGACCGTGCCGGGTGTACAGCGCGGCAGCGGTGTATGAGAAGGGAAGTGACGGGCCATGAGCGTGCTTGCCCTGCCGATGGCACCGGCGGGATCGGTGCAGGAGCAGGTGACGCAGCAGTATGCGTATCTGGTGCAGATGGCCCAGCAGCTCAATCTGGCGCTGGGGCAGCTGGAGGCGCTGGGCGGCGGGGCCGGAGAGGCCTCCGCCCGGCGGCAGGCCAACGGGCGCTTGGGCACGGCGGCATCGGAGACGGCGGACGGGCAGTATGAGACGCTGCGGAGCATGATCCTGAAGACGGCGGACCAGGTACAGAAGACCACGGCGGCATTGACGGCGAAGCTGGAGGAGGAATATGTGGCGAGCTCGGACTTCGGCAGCTATGTGGCGAAGCTCAGCGCCCAGCTGGAGGCGGCACCGGAGGCGGTGACGCAGTATTACAGCTTTTTCTCCGACCTGCAGGCCAACGTGGAGAAGGTGGACGCGGCCTTCGCGCACTATAAGCTGGACACGGAGGGGTATATCCGCACGGGTATCGTGTACTACAACGGGGCCGCGCCGGTGTATGGCGTGGCTGTGGGACAGGACCTGACGTGCAGAGAGGTGGACGGCGAAAAGGTGGTGGAGCAGAACAACTTTCGCGCGGTGTTCACCGCCACGCGGCTGTCCTTCTGGCAGGACGCCACGGAGGTGGCCTATGTGTCCAACAACCGGCTGTACATCACGAACATTACGGTGCTGGGCGGTATCGATGTAGGGCAGTGGAGCATGGAGGCGGCGGAGGGCGGACTGGCCTTCCGGTGGATCGGAGGGTGAGTGTGTGAGCTATACGGCGTTGGACAGCATCCAGTGGGGCGGCGTGCCGAAGATCGGCGTCAGCTTCGGCTATGACAGCCGACGCAGCGGCAGCGCGATGCAGTACAGGATCTATGTGACCGTGGCGCCGCTGACAGGGGCATCGTATTTTGGATATCCTATCTACTTGTCGGTGACGGTGGACGGCGGAAGTGTGTGCAGCGGGCATACGCTGAAGGCGGCATCGCCCAGCCGGTGGAGCAGCGCGATCGAGTACGACAGCGGATGGGTAACAGCGGCAGGAGCAGTGGGCACCGCGCCGCTGGGGATACGGCTGTACAGCGGCTCCGGGTCTGCCAGAGACGACAGCTACGGCTATGCGCTGCCGGTGGAGCGCGTGGAGGACATTGGAGATTTCTCGCTGACGGCGGGGGACGCGGTGATCGGACAGACGGGGACGCTGACGCTGACGCGGCCCGGGTATGGGTACAGCTTTACGTTCAGCTATGTGCTGGGGGCGGCCTCCGGAACACTGAGCAGCGGCGCGCTGCGGACGGTGAGCAGCAGCGCGGGGCGCGTGGTGTACCAGTGGACGGTGCCGGAGTCGCTGGCCGGGGAGCTGCCGGAGACGACGCACGGCACCGGGACGGTGACTGTGAAGGTGTACAGCGGCGGTACGCCGGTGGGGAGCCTGAGCGCGGCGTTCACGGCGTATGTGCCGGAGACCATGCGGCCCACGGCGGCGCTGACCACGGAGGTGGTAAACGACGGTACGGCAGCGGAGAGCTGGGGGCTGTGTGTGCAGGGCGTCAGCCGGATACGGTACGCGGCGACGGCGGCGGCACAGGGCGGCGCGTCCGTGCGGTCGGTACAGTTCCGCTTTGCGGGACAGGAGCTGACCGGCACTGCCGGGACGACGGCGGTCATCGGCATCAGCGGGACGCTGCGGCCCACGGTCACGGTGACGGACAGCCGGGGACGGTCAGTGACCGTGACAGGCGAGGCGGTGACGGTGGCGGCGTACTATCCGCCGGCCATCACGGCATCTATGGCGGCGCGGTGCGCCGCGGACGGCACAGAGAAGGACGACGGGGCGTATCTGAAGGTAAAGTGCGCGGCACAGTGCGCCGATGTGCAGGGGCACAATACGGTGGTCCTGCGGGCGCGCTTCCGGCCCGTGGGCGGCGCGTGGAGCGGCTATACAGCGCTGCTGCCGGGGGCGGAGCAGCTGCTGGGCGGCGGGCTGGACGGCGGGACCTCCTATGAGGTGGAGCTGAGCGCGGAGGACACGGTGGGCAACGTGCGGGTGGTGCGGTATACGGCGGCCACCAGCCGGGTGACGCTGCATCTGCGCGCCGGCGGAATGGGCGCGGCCTTCGGCAAATACGCGGAGCAGGAGGCGTTGGAGTGCGTGTGGCCGGCGGTGTTTTACGGGGATGTGGCGGTATCCGGTGCGCTGACGGTGAACGGACAGACAGTGGAGGCGATGCTGTTCCCGGTGGGCAGCGTGCGCCTGACAGACAGCCCTGCGGCGCCGGAGACACCGGCAGGTGCGGTATGGGAGAGCGTGGAGACAGGCATCGCCGGCGTGTATGGCTGGCGGCGCACGACATGACGAGGAGGAGAGAGGCATGGCATCGACGTATACGATGGTGGCATACGGTTCACAGGGCAGCGCGGTGCGGCAGCTGCAGAATGAATTGAACAAGCGGGGGTATAGTCTGGACCAGGATGGTATCTTCGGCAAGAAGACGAGAGCCGCGGTACGGGACTATCAGAAGAAGAACGGGCTGACGATGGTGGACGGCATTGCCGGCGACGAGACGTGGGGGAGCCTGCTGTCCGCGCCTACGGCGGCGGAGCAGGCGGCGCAGGCCGCCGCAGCAGCAGAGGCGGCGGCACCCAGGGCGGAGGTCACGGCGGGCACGGCGCGGCGCCTGCAGGAGCTGGAGAGGGGCTATACGCCGTCGGACGAGGTGACGGCGGCGCAGGCCTACCGGGACAGCGTGGCGGCGCTGGAGCCGGAGGCGTACCGGTCCCGGTTCGAGGAGCGTTTGCAGGCGCTGTATGACCAGATCGCGGGGCGTGAGGCCTTCGACTACGATCCGGAGGAGGATGAGTCGTACCAGCGGTATGCCAGACTGTATGCCGCCCGCGGCGCGGCGGCCATGGAGGACACGCTGGGCAAGGCGGCGGCCCTGACCGGCGGGTATGCCTCCAGCTACGCCCAGAGCGCGGGGCAGCAGGCGTACAACGGCTATTTGCAGGAGCTGGCAGCGCTGGTGCCGGAGCTGCGGCAGGCGGCGCTGGCGGAGTATCAGCAGGAGGGCAAGGAACTGCAGAACCAGTACAGTATGCTGGACGCACAGGAAAAGGCGGACTATGACCGCTGGCAGGCGGCGCGTGGTGACTGGCAGAAGCAGCTGGAGGCGGCTCAGGCGGCGTATGAGGACGCGGGCAGTCAGGACCAGAAGCTGTATCAGACGCTGCTGGCACATTTTTCCGACAAAGCGGAGCAGGAGAGGAAACTTTCCGCCTCCGGCGTCCGTCTTACAGATAGTGGAGATACCGGCAGCAGGGGCGAGAGCCTGAGCTCTACGGCGGCGGAGAGCCTGCAGCGGGCCGTGGGGAACTATCTGAAGCGGGGCAACGGCGATCTGGCCCAGGCGCTGGCGGCGCAGTATACGGCCCGCATGACACCGGCGCAGCGGCAGCGGTTCGAGAAGCTGCTGGGGCAGTACGGCATGACGCTGGCATAAGGGTCGGATAGGGGAAAAGTGCTTGCAATCAGGGGCGCTGTATGGTATCATATCAAAGTATATTGCAACGCGGCGGACACGCCGCAGCGGCTCGAGAGGAAGAGAGGAGCCGCGGGAAGGAGCAGCAATGGAGAAGATGAAGAAGCACTTTTTACGCCGAATGGCGCTTGTGATGGCGCTGCTGACGCTGGGCTCTGCCGTGCTGGTGGGCTGCGGCGAGCAGAAGGAACCGGAACCGGACCCCAAGGATGAGGTCATCGTGGAGCCGGAGCCCATCCAGCTGCCGGACGGCGTCAGCTTTGACGAGAAGAAGTATCCGGACGTGTTCGGGTTCATCCAAATCCCTAACGCCACCCAGTGCGCCATCAGCAAGGGCCACTATCTGGCGCAGAGTCCCAAGTCCACTAAGAGCAGCACCGGGTATGACGACGATTACTACCTGCAGCGCGATTTGGACGGCAAGACCAACAAGGCCGGCTCACTGTACATCCAGGCGTACTACAATAAGTCTGACCTCAGCGACCCCATGACGGTGATCTACGGCCACAACATGGCCAACCGGACCATGTTCGGCGGTTTGCAGAGCTACGGCGAGACGCTGAAGTTCGACGACAACGCCGTGATGTACATCTATCAGCCGGGCCGTCAGCTGACCTATAAGTTCTTCGCATGCATCCCCTATGATACCAGCCACATCCTGTACTACCACGACTTCAAGGACGAGAAGGTGTTTAACGCATTCTTTGAGGCGCTGGGCAAGGCGGCCAGCGATCCTAAGTACAAGAGCGACACCAACCAGAACGCCTTTTACAGTGCCGAGGGCTGCGTGAACGTGGACAAGACCAACCTGCCCCAGGCGGGCGACAAGGTGGTGGTGCTGTCCGTGTGCAAGAACGGCGATGATCATCACCGCTATCTGCTGATGGCAAAGCTGGTGGAGGACTCCGCCGCGCCCATCACCATGACCCGCGGTGAGGCCGAGGCTGCCGGTATCCCGGCGGACCGCATCCAGGACAAGACAGCGGCAGACGCCGCGGCCGCTGCCGCGAATGTCTCCGCGGTGGAGGATGCTGCCGCCAATAAGACCGACACTGCCAGCAAGACGGATACGGCCAAGACGGAGCACAAGGGCTGAGTCGGACCTGAAAAACAAAAACCTCCCGGACCGTGGCGGTCCGGGAGGTTTTTCGGTATGCTTTCAGAGGGCGCCGCCGTCGGTCTGCGTCAGCAGATCGGCCAGGGAGACACTGTCCAGATAGTCGTTGATGATGGTGTCCAGCTTTTCCCACATGGGGAGCGTGGTGCAGTGACCGGCGCGGGGGCAGGTGTTCTCGTCACCCTCCAGACAGGTGACAGGGGCCAGAGAGCCCTCGGTCAGCCGCAGGATCTGGCCTACGGAATAGTCGGCGGCGGGGCGGTTCAGGCGGTAGCCGCCGCCCTTGCCACGAAGGCCGTCCACCAGGCCGGCCTTGGACAGCACGGAAATGATGCTCTCCAGATATTTTTCAGAGATGCCCTGCCGTTCGGCAATGGCGGGCAGGGGGAGATAGGCGGCGCTGTCGTCCTGAGCCAGCTCCAGCATGACCCGGAGGGCGTAACGGCCTTTGGTAGATACGAGCATGGGAAGACCTCCCTTATGTTAGTAAACATAGTATAGCACTATGTTTATGCGATTGCAAGGGGAAAACGCTCACATATAGTGGTACGTATTCCGCTTGAGCACCAGAAAGATGCCGGAGATGATAAAGGCAAAGATCTCGGCGGCGGTGATGGCCCACCAGATACCGTCCACGCCCAGAAGTATGGGCAGGATGACGACGGAGCCGGCTTGGAACACCAGCGTTCGCAGGAAGGAGATGGCAGCGGAGACGGCACCGTTGTTCAGGGCGGTGAAGAAGCCGGAGGCAAAGATGTTGAAGCCTGCCAACAGGAAGGACCAGCAGAACAGCCGGAAGGCATGGGTGGTCAGAGCGTAGAGGCTGGCATCGTAGCCCACAAACAGCCGGGACAAGGGGGCGGCCAGCACACGGGCCAGGACCGTCAGGGTCACGCCGCCGATGGCCATCAGCAGGACGCTTTTCCGCAGGAGATTTTTCAGCTCACTGTGGTGCTGCGCGCCGTAGTGGAAGCTGACCACCGGCGCGCTGCCGATGGAGTAGCCGATGAAGATGGCTACGAAGATGAACTGGACGTACATCAGAACGCCGTAGGCGGAGACGCCGTCCTCGCCGATCAGGCGCATGAGCTGGAAATTGTAGAGCATACCTACCAGGGAGGAGGAGATGTTGCTCATCAGCTCGGAGGAGCCGTTGCCGCAGGACTGGAGGATGGGGCGCAGACGCAGTGCGGCGGGCCGCAGGCGCAGCAGGCTGGTGTTGGGCCGCAGGAAGTAGATCAGGGGCAGTACGCCGCCTACACACTGGCTCAGGCCGGTGGCGATGGCCGCGCCGGCCACACCCCAGTCGAAAACGGCGATGAAGAGCGCGTCCAGCACCATGTTGGTGACGCCGGCGGCCACGGTGACGAAAAGGCCCAGGCGGGGCTTTTCGGCGGCGATAAAGAAGCTCTGGAACACATTTTGCAGCATGAAAGCGAAGGTGAAGCCGGTGACGATGCGGCCATAGAGAATGCAGTCGGCCATCATGGCGTCAGACGCGCCCAGCAGACGGGACACGGCGGGCATGGTGAGGATGCCCACGGCGGAGAGAACGATGCCCAGCAACAGGGTGAACAGTACCAGCATGGAGAAGGTGCGGTGGGCTTCGTCCTGCTTGCCCTCGCCCAGCAGCTTGGACACCAGGGCGGTGCCGCCGGTGCCGATCATAAAGCCCATGCCGCCCAGGATCATCACGAAGGGCATGACCAGGTTTACGGCGGCAAAGGGCGTTTTGCCCACGAAATTGGAGACGAACAGACCATCCACCACGCCGTAGATGGACGTGAAGACCATCATGCAGATGGAGGGAAGCGTGAAGCGCAGCAGCTTGCCATACGTGAAATGGTCGGAGAGACGGATGGATTGCTTTGCCATGAGGGCCTCCTATCGAAAAAAGTAGCTCCATCGTGAAGATGGAGCTAAATCATCCCACCAAACGGTGGAGTTTGAACTTGGTGACCCGTACCGGATTCGAACCGATGTTAAAGGCGTGAGAGGCCTCTGTCTTAACCACTTGACCAACGGGCCGTATAGAAAATCACCGGCGGTTGGGTCGGTGATTCGCTATTGCTGGTACACCTTCAGGGACTCGAACCCTGGACACCCTGATTAAGAGTCAGGTGCTCTACCAACTGAGCTAAAGGTGCATATCCTGTTAACGGTGTTATTATAGTCGATGTGCGCCGATATTGCAAGCTTTTTTTGCGAAAAGAACAGGATTTGTGAGGAGTAGTATTAAGTTGCAAGGTTCAAATGAGCCTTCGCAACTTATTTTTTTACCACGGAGGACCCTAAAAATGAAGAAAATGACTATTAGAAAAATGCTTGAAAGAATCGTCGTCGCAACTAACAAACGCAGAGCGAAGAATATAGTTCTGGTCAGCACCGACGGCGAAATCGTGGAAGCGGAATTCGCTGTGGACCTGATCCGAACACTGACAGACTGGAATATCCTGTGGGAAGTAACCGTCATTTCTGAAAAGTTTTACGAAGACCGTTTCGTCGTAATCTTCGACCCAAACATTAAACAGGTCAACGGCGATCCTGACAAGGGCGATACGTGGTTATAAGGCCGCAAGCAGAAAGGAGCGTGAGAACGTGGCAGTTTATAAGTCTATCACCTTCGACAACAGAAAGAAAATCGCGGCCCTGTACGCGAAAGGAATGTCCATTTCCGACATTTCTGACGAAGTGGGCGTCGCCCTTCGAACACTGTATGTCGAACTGAAACGCGGCGCGACTGGGAAACTGGATCAGAACCAGCGACCGGCCTATGATCCGGTACTGGCACAAAGAACCTACCAGGAAAACATTCGCCGTCGCGGCAGTGGTCCGAAAAGAAAGGAGGTCAAGAAATGACACCGGACAGAGCAACCAGGCGGAAACGACGCCGAATCCGTCTGGCGATCAGAAGGACGTCAGCCCTGGCGGCGGCTATTGCCTTCTTCTTTGCCTGGGGAACGATCGGCGCCATAGAAACCGACGCGGTGTCCCTGGTAGAAGGAACGGTCAGAACCTTCGGCCTTCTGTTCATTGGAACCGGCTTCGCCTTTGTAGGTGGCGCCTTCCGAAATCCTACGGAAAGGAGGTCAAAACATGAAGTACACTGCGACACTGTCGGCCGTCCAGGTCGGACAAGCCGTCAAAAGTCTTCTTCTGCTTGGTGAACGCAAGATCACCATTGAAGAAACAGAAAAAGACCGTTTCGTCGTCACCACAACAACCGAAACGGCCCTTTCAAAAAAGTCTACGAACAGTATATCACGAAAAGGAGTGAAAAACAATGGCTAAACTGAATTTTTATGACACCGACGCCGTGAAGGCGTTCGTCCTGGATATTTTAATCGAAAACGCTGAACTGAAAAGCGATCTGGACTATGAAAAGAAGTGTTCGAACGACTGGTTCGACCGCTACAAGAAAGCCGATCAGCAAGTGAAAGACCTTGAAGCGAAGGTCGCTACCCTGGAAGGAGGTTCCGAAAATGAATAACACCCTGTACGAAATCACTGACAAGTATTTGAAGGTCCTTGACAACCTGGAAATCGACGAAGAAACCGGCGAAATCCTGAACGCCGAAGAACTGGACGAACTGTCCGGAGCCTTCGAAGAAAAAAGCGAAGCTGTCGCTTGCTACATCAAGAATTCCGAAGTCTTTATCGGCGACCTGAAAGCCGAAGAAGCCAACCTGGCAAAGCGCCGCAAGCAGACCGAAAAGCGAATCGACTATTTGAAGAATGTCCTGACCGCGTGTCTGGACGCCGCCGGCCGTGACAAGGTCGAAACCACAAAGGTTCGCGTTTCCTTCCGAAAGTCTGTGGCCGTAAGCATTGACGACGAAAAAGCCCTTCCGGCTGACTTCGTTGTTGAAACCGTTACAACGAAACCGGACAAGACCGCGATCAAGAAGGCGATCCAGTCCGGCCAGGAAGTGTCCGGCGCTTCCCTTGTGGAGAACCGAAACCTTCAAATCAAATAAGGAGGAACCGCAATGAAAGAACTTTCGATTCCCCTTCTTACCGAACAAGACATTGACTGTCGCGTTCAGTCGGTCAGCAAAGCAAAGACCGGCCGCGTCGGCGCCGTCCTTCTGCTTTACAAGGACGCGCGCGTCGATATGCGAATCCTGGACCAGGTCTTCGGGCCTGGCAACTGGCAGAGAACCCACGAAGTAATCAATGGAAACCTGTTCTGTAATATCGACATCTGGGACGACGAAAAAAAGACCTGGGTCAGAAAACAGGACGTCGGAACAGAGAGCAACACCGAAAAGGAAAAAGGCCAGGCGTCCGACAGCTTCAAACGTGCCGGCTTCAACGTCGGGATCGGCCGCGAACTTTATACAGGCCCTTTCATTTATGTCGAACTGGCTGACGGTGAATTCTATCCCGAACGCCAGGGCCAGAAGGAAGTCTTCAAGTGCTACGCCAGTACGAAGTTCAAGGTATCGAAGATCGCCTATAACGAACGCCGCGAAATCTGTGACCTGGTAATCGTCGACCGGAACAATAAAGTCCGCTTCAATATGAACGGACACGCACCGGCGCCACAAGCCACACAGAGCGCCACGAACGGGCAGAACGCCCAGGGTGGACAATCTACCAACCAACAGCAAAGAACCGCACCACAACCGCAAAACAGCGCCCAGACAGGCGGCGCCGCGTGTCCCGTGTGCGGCGGCCCTATCAGCGAAGCTGAACGCCGCTATTCCATGAACAAATTCGGCCGTGAAATGTGCCGCGCCTGTCAGAAAAACGCGTGAAAGGTGGTGTCATAAATGCCCAGCCGCATTTTGAAAGAATCAATATGTACGTCTGAAAGTCTGGCGTACTTATCGGCGGAAGCCGAAGTCCTGTTCTATCGTCTGATCGTAAAAGCGGACGACTTCGGCCTGTACTACGGAAGCCCGAAAATCCTTGCTTCCCTTCTCTTTCCGCTGAACGTACCGACCGAAAAGAAGGTGTCTTCCTGGCTGGCTGAACTTGTGAACGGTGGCCTTGTGGCTACATACAGAGCCGAAGACGGTCGGCAATACCTGAAACTTCTGTCCTGGGACAAACACCAGAACAGGCGCGCAACAAAACCCAAATACCCACTACCGCAAGAATTTGATAACACTTGCAGTCAAGGGGTATCAAGTGACAATTCTGACACTTGCGCGCAAATGCAAGCAGATTCTTCCGTAAACGTAAACGAAAACGTATTCGAAAACGTAAACGAGAAACGAAAACGAGTATCGGCGCAACGCGGCGCCGGAGTGGACGACACTTTTGACCAGTTCTGGTCAGTCTATCCACGAAAAGTCGGCAAGAAAGACGCCGTGAAGGTCTGGAATCAAATTCGCCCTAACCCAGACTTGACAAACCAGATCGTCCAGGGTGTGGAGCGCTGGAAGCGTTCTGAACAGTGGACAAAGGACGACGGCCGCTTTATTCCATATCCGGCGACATTCCTTCGCGGTGAACGCTGGAACGAATATGACCGCGCCGAAGTCATACCGTCCCCGAAGCCGGCCACCGTCAAGAACTACGACGACGGCGAAGACTTCCTGGACGACGGTGAATAATCATGGCCGACAACATCTGGACGGCCGCTGTCGAAGGTATCGCCGCCAGAGGTAGGGCGAACAATGGCGCCGAAGGCGACTACCGCGACGAAGAAGGCTTCCTGTGCTGTGGCAAATGCCACACCAGGAAAGAAGGCGACATCACGATCGGCGAAAAAACGCTTCGCGTTCCGCACCTGTGCAAGTGCGAATCAGAAGCCAGCCGCCAACGTGAAGCCGAAGAAAAGGCCGCCGAATTCCGGAAGCAATGCGAACGGCTTCGCAAAGACGGGATCACTGATCCGTCGTACCTGTCCCAGAACTTCACCCAGGACGACAACCGCAACGCCAGAATTTCCGACGTGTGCCGCCGCTATGTGGAACACTGGCCGGAAATGAAGGCCGACAATATCGGAATCCTGTTTTATGGCGGCGTCGGGACCGGAAAGTCATTCCTGGCCTGTTGCATAGCAAACGCCTTGATCGACAAACAGGTCCGCGCCAGCGTGACGAACTTTCCCCGAATCCTGAACAAACTTCAAGGCTTCGGCGAAGATAAACAGGAATTCCTGGACAAGCTGTCCCGATATGACCTTCTTGTCATCGACGACCTGGGCGTCGAAAGGGACACGTCCTATTCCGTGGAACAGGTCTTCAACGTCATAGACGCCAGAAGCCGCACCGGAAAGCCCTTGATCGTCACGACAAACCTTTCCCTGGCCGACCTTCAAAACCCGTCGTCCCTGGGATATTCCCGAATTTATGACCGAATTCTGGAAATGTGTCCGATCAGGCTGAAACTGGCCGGAGATTCCAGAAGAACCCAGAACGCACAAGAACGCCGCGACAAGGCGAAGCGCCTTCTGGGGCTTGAAAGGACGTGACAGAGTGAAACACTATAAACTGACAATCCCTGGCCTTCTGCCAGGACTGAACGAATATGTGGACGCTGAACGCGGCGCCAAAGGCAAATACAAGGCCGCCGCCATGAAGAAACAGGCTGAAAACGTAATCGGCTACATGATCAAAACCCAGCTTCGCGGCGTCCGCTTCACCCGTCCCGTGGTGATACATTACACCTGGATCGAACCGAACCGCCGGAGAGATAAAGACAATATCGCTTTTGCGAAGAAGTTCATTCAGGACAGCCTTGTCCATGCCGGCGTTCTCCAAAATGACGGCTGGAAACACATTGAACACTTTACCGACGACTTCGCTGTGGACCCGAAGAACCCCCGTGTCGAAGTCATAATCGAAGAATTTGAAGGAGGATACAAGAAATGACTGTACGCGCAAAACTGAAAGACCTTGCACCTGGAACCGTATTCAACGCCGGACCGATTGACGTCCGCGTTTTGGAACACTTCGCCGACGGAAGAACCCTTTTGATCGCCGATACCTGTATCGCAGACCGCCACTTCGCAGATCAGCCGTTCAAGACCAGACCGGAAAAGCCGGCCGCAAATCCGAACGACTGGCGCTTCTCAAATCTTAACCGTGAACTGAATACCGAATTCCTGGCTACATTCGACCAGGCCGAAGGGCCTATCCGTTCAAAGGACATCTTGACGGCCGACTGGTCCCTGGCTGACCATGAAGGCGGCGAAGGTTACGGAACCATTCAGGCAAAGATCGCCCTTCTGACGCAAACCATGTATGAGAAGTACGCTGATCAGGACCTTCTTGAACTTGACGACTGGTGGTGGCTGATCACCCCGTACGCCGGCAACGCGTACTATGCGCGCTATGTCGACACGGACGGCAGTCTGGACAACAACTACGCGTACATTGGCTACTATGGCGTTCGGCCGGCTTTCTTCGTGGAATCTGGGATCACGTTATCCGTGGAGCCTGACCAGGTTGAACTTTCCACTTCCGCCCTGTTGGCCGAATTCACTTCGAAACAGCTTGTCGAAGAAGTCCTTCGCAGAATCGCCGAAGGCCAGGAAGACGGTGACAACGATGAAGAAGACGACTTTTAAGCAATGCGCCGCCGGCGACGTCTTCGAACATCAAGGACAAGCCCTGATCAAAACGACGAAGCCGAACACAGCGGTCAACCTGAACAGTGGCGCTTTCGCGCACTTTCACGACGGTTCCCTGGTGGACAGAAGCGACCTTGTCCTGATCCACCAGGCGGACCTTCCGTCCGAAATGCCGGACAGCCTGAAAGGAGGTCGAAACAATGGGTAACAAATCCGCCCTTCAACTGGAAGTCGAAAAAGAAATGGGCTTCGAAATCGACGAAGACCTGTTCGCATACTTAGAGCATTACGCCAGAAGAAAACTGGAAGTCGCCAACAAAAGCGCCGGCCGCGCCTGGGGCGAAGACGGCTACGGCGACGAATACCTTTCACTTCTGATCCCCGACGTGATCCGCGAAATGGCCTTTTCTGCTTACTGTGACCAACGGTCAGCGGAAAACCTGGCCGCCAGAAAGGCGGTGTCGTAATGAAAAACGAAAACGCCATAATGGACCGCATAAAAGCCAGGATCGCATATCACGCCAACGAACACCGGCACACATACGAAATCGGAAAAGGCGTCATGGACTTCCTGGCGCGCGACCTTCTGGCCGATTTTAAGGCCGCCGGCGGTTTACTTCCGCCGGTAGCCCTGGACGGTGACGTCTATGTCATATACCGCCGAAAGCCGGTGAAAGCAAAGGTCATTTTTATCGGAATCAACGCCGACAGACTTTTCTTCTTCAACGTGCTTCGCGGAAATATAAAGGCAAACTTCCAGACGTACCAGTTCACCGAAAACGACATAGGCCGAAGCGTATTCCTTACCCTGGAAGAAGCCGAAAAGGCGGTGGCCTGAATGAAGAAGAAAAAATCAAACCTTCCGAAGTGGAAATATGACTTTTCGTGTAAGAAATGCCGTCATATTCAATACATCAAGGACAAGGCGAAGCGCCGCGACGGTGACTATTGTATAAAATTCATAGAACGGACCGACGCCGGCCTTCCTTCCCCGATTCACGCTGGCGACGACCGTGTCGTCCGCTGTGACTGCTTCGAAGCAATTCCGGAAGAAGGTGATTCCGAATGATACCGTTTCCGGAAAAGAAATATTCGGTAATATACGCCGATCCGCCGTGGAACTACGCGGCCGGTGGAAAGACGCGAAACGTCGAAAGGCACTATCGCACAATGAAGCCGGAAGACATCTATTCCCTTCCGGTTCAGGATATAGCCGAAGACGACTGTCTTCTGTTCCTGTGGGCCACATTCCCGAACCTGGACGTTGCCCTTGAAACGATCCGGCGCTGGGGCTTCCAGTACAAAACAGCCGCCTTCGTCTGGGTGAAGCGAAACCGAAAATCGCCTTCCTGGTTCTGGGGCCTGGGGAACTGGACACGCGCAAACGCGGAAATCTGTCTTCTGGCCACAAAAGGCAAACCGAAGCGCGCGTCAGCGTCAGTCCATAGCATAATCGACGCCCCGATCGGCCGTCACAGTGAAAAGCCGGCCGAAACCCGTGACAGGATCGTTCAGCTTGCGGGGGGGGGATCAATGATCGAACTATTTGCAAGAAAGACCGCCCCTGGCTGGGATTCCTGGGGCGACGAAGTGGAAGGCGGTGAAAACGAATGACAAGACTGAAAAGGTTCAAGATCGGACTGTTTACAATCACCCTGGGAATGGTCCTGGTGGGCGCGTCCTTCGCCCTGGCTGACGATAAAGCAGTCGCCGAAGGAATTATCCTACCGGAAGAATTAAACGAAACCACGGCCATTCTGGCGCCGTCTGTGGCCATTGCAGAAAATGAACCAACCACACAACCGGAAGAATGGATCGACGCCGTGGCGACGGCTTACTGTCCTTGTGAAATATGCTGTGGGAAATGGGCGCTGAACCGCCCTGACGGTATCGTCTACACGGCCAGCGGAGCCATAGCCGAAGAAGGCGTCACAATCGCGGCCGATTGGTCCGTCTATTCGCCAGGCACTATCCTTTACATAGAAGGCATAGGCGAACGAACCGTCCAGGATCGCGGCGGAGCCATAAGCGGTCAGAAGATCGACGTATTCTTCAATAACCACGAAGACGCCCTTCACTTCGGCCGCCAGGAAATCCGAATCAAAGTTATTTCTGATACAGAGAGGTAAAACGATATGGAAATCAAAACACTTGTAGCGAAAGCACATGAAAACGCCGTGAAACACGGATTCTGGGAACCGCCCCTTTCCTTTGGAACGGCGATCGCACTGATTCACAGCGAACTTTCCGAAGCCCTGGAAGAAGAACGCAACGGGAACCCCGACGTCTGGTTCGCTTGTAACGAAAGCGACAACTTTATTTGCACCCCACAAGACGAAACCGAATGTCTTATGTACGGCAAAGAAAGCCTTTGCAAGTACAGAAGCAGAAAGCCCGAAGGCGTGGCCGTCGAACTGGCTGACGCGGTGATCCGGATCGCGGACCTTTGCGGACACCTGGGAATCGACCTGGAAGAAGTAATCGAAATCAAAATGGCCTACAATGAAGGCCGCCCGTACAAACACGGAAAGAAATTCTGATCCCGAAGGGAGGAAACACAATGAATCAGTGTCAACTTATGGGGCGCCTGGTACGCGACCCCGAACTGAAATACACGCCACAAGGAACGGCCGTCACGTCGTTCACCCTGGCCGTCGACCGCCGTTTCAATCGCGACAAGGCCGACTATATCAATATTATCGCGTGGCGCCAGACTGCCGAATTCGTCGCGAAGCACTTCGCCAAAGGCCAGCGCGTCGCAATCGTCGGAAGCATACAGACCCGATCCTGGGAAGATAACGACGGCGGAAAACACAAGGCCGTCGAAATCGTCGCCGATTCTGTCTATTTTGCGGACGCCAAAAAGGAAAGCGCCGCCGGAAGCTACGCCGAAAGCGCCATGACGTCCGAAGGCTTCGAAGTGACCGACGAAGATATTCCGTTCTGAAAATAGACTGGGGAAAGGCGGTGAAGATACATGGACAAACCCAAAGAAAGCAAAGTCAGAACAAGGGTCATGGAAATCCTTCGGAACCATGATCAGGAAGCGCGTGTCATAGAAGCACAGATCGCCGCCGAAAAGGAAGCCCTGGAAGCCGACCTGGAATTCATTCTTGAATCGGCTTACCCGTCCAGTCAGTTATCCGACGCCGGCGTCCGCGTCCAGTCTTCACCTGACCCAGACGGAAGACTGGTTCGCATGGTCGACAAGCGCGACCGAAGAAGACAAAGAGCAAACGAAGCGATCGGCAACCTGGAACGCCAACTTCAACAGATCACAGAGGTTCAAAACCTGGTCTACACCCTGGACACCCGTTCGAAATGCGTCCTTCTTGCCCTGTACTACCCTTACAGGTCATACGACGAAGCGGCTGAATTCCTTCAAGTCGAAAGAACAACTGTCTATCGACAAAGAGAAATCGCCCTGAACAGGCTTTTCGCCAGGGCTGAACGGTCAAAAGCCTTCCGCGAATAAAAATTTATGCAACTATGTGCAACTGTTTGCAACTACTTGCAACTATACGCAACTGTCAACGGGAAAAATATATGGTATAACATCATCGTGGACTTGCGCGTCCACCCTCCTATTGATATAAGGTACAGGAAGACGTTCCTTCGGGAGCGTCTTTTTTGTACCCGAATTCAGAGGAAATACCGAAAATCAGAAAGGAAGGTGTGAATCATGGCAAAGCTGACGCCGAAACAAGCCCGTTTCTGTGAAGAATATCTGGTCGACCTGAACGCGACCCAGGCCGCGATCCGCGCCGGATATTCTGTCGAATCGGCTGGAAGTATCGGAAGTGAAAACTTGACAAAACCTGAAATTCGCGCGCGCATAGAAACCGCAATGGCCGAAAGGTCCAAAAGAACCGGAATCAACGCCGACCGCGTTCTTCGGGAACTGGGACGAATCGCCTTTGTGAACCCGAAGGACGTCCTTGACTTACAGACTGCGGAAGTAAAGCCGGACACCAGCGACGACGATCTGGCGGCTATCGCCGGAATGAAGGTCAAATATGTCCCACATAAGGACTTCGACGAAAACGGTGATCCTGTCATTGAACAGGCAATCGAACGCGAAGTCAAACTGTGTGACAAGCTGAAAGCGCTTGAACTTTGCGGCCGTCACCTGGGAATGTTCAAAGACAATCCCGAAGCAAATGTCCCTGTAACGGTGGTGATCAATTATGACTACGGCGGCGAAGATTGAATTCAAGGCGGCGGCACAGTTTAACCCTGTCTTCCGCCCCGTCAACGAATGGCGCGGCCGATATAGGATTCTGAAAGGTTCAGCCGGTTCCGGAAAGTCTGTGAATATCGCCCAGGACTATATCGCGAAGCTGTCCGATCCGGCCTATACCGGTGCGAACCTTCTTGTCGTGCGAAAGATTGAAGAAACAAACCGCGACAGTACCTTCGCCGAATTACAGGCGGCAATATACAGAATGTTCGGTCCCTATGCTGACCGCTTCTGGAAAGTGAATCTGAATCCGCTTGCGCTGGAATGTAAGATCACCGGAAACAGAATCATTTTCCGCGGTGTCAAGGATCAGCGACAGCGTGAAAAGGTGAAGTCGATCACCTTCAAGAACGGGAAACTGGTCTGGATATACGGAACCACACTTCGTCGTTGACAATAAGCCGTACAACTGGGAAGAGTGTCCGATCGCCTGGCTGAAATACAACGAAGAAGAACTTCCCCTTTGCTATTATATTAAGGACCTGATCGACGACATCAACTGGCAGACGTCCGTCACTTCCGACGTTCTTCGCGACGTGGCGAAGTTTATCTATATTCTTCGTAACTATGGCGGACAAGACCTGGCCGAATTCTTGAAAGACCTTAAAGAACACATGGCGATCAAGGTCACGTCTGACGGTGGCGTGGATAAATTACAGGCCGATCTAAATATCGACGCTGTCATGGCCTTCCTGGACAAACAGCGCCGCGATCTGTTCGACTTTGCGGCCGCTGTCGATACAAAGGACCCTGACCTGGGGAACGCCAGCGGAACGGCGATCAATTTCCGTTATATGGACCTTGACGCTGACTGTGATTCCCTGGGAACAGAACTGAAAGACACATTCCGTCGTCTGAAACTGTTTATTGACGTTTACTTCCAGATCACCGGCCAGGGCGACTTCACAAACGAAGAATTCGATATTGTCTTCAATATGGACCTTCCGGTCAACGAAACAGACATTATCAACAACGCCGTGAACAGCAACGGTCTTCTGTCGAAACGAACGATCCTTCAAAATCACCCGTGGGTCACAGACGTCGACGAAGAACTGGCCAGAATCGACGAAGAAAAGAAAGCCGCTATGGAAGAATACGGCGACGGCCTTTTCAATCACGCTATGGGCGCCGACGACAGCCAGGAAGGCGGCGACAGCGCCGGCCTGAATGGTGGTGACGGCAATGACGAATAATGAAGCATACTGGACAGAAAGAGCCTTGAAACGCGCCGAAGAAGCCTACCTTCACGACGCGGCATTGACGGCGAAGCTGTTCCAGGAATACGAATCCGCCGCGAAGGCTATCAAGCGCGAAATCAGCGCCTTCTATTCGAAGTACGCTGGCAAGTATGGCCTTACATACGATCAGGCCGTCCGTCTTCTGAACCGGAAGGAATTCCAGGAATGGAAAGCAAGTCTGGCGGAATATGTGGACTATATCGCTACGATCCAGGACCCGAAGGTCAAGGCGCTTCTGACGGCACAACTGGACGCCCTGTCGGCGAACAGTTCTATTTCCCGACTGGAAGCCCTTCAAGGTCAAATCGACCTGATCCTGAATGACCTGTTTGACAAAGGTGTCGCACAAATGAAGAACCAGTTCGGCGACGACTTCGTCGAAGGTTATTACAAGAAATGTTATGACCTTCAATCCAGGGCCGGATTCTTCAACGAGATCGCAAAGATCGACTATGCGGCCATTGAAAACGTCGTTTCTTATCCCTGGTCCGGCGCCATGTTTTCCGATCGCCTATGGCAGAACAAACAGGCGCTTCTTTTCAACACCAGGGAAGTTCTGACCCAGGGACTTATCCAGGGAAAAAGCGTGAACGTCATGTCTTCCGCCCTGGCGGCCAAAATGGGCCAGTCCTACAAGAACGCCGAACGCCTGGTCAGGACAGAAACCGCGCATATTCACGCGGAATCAGATCGGGCCGCATACAAAGAAGCCGGCGTCGAACAATATGAATTCATGGCGACGCTGGAAGTCCGAACCTGTGACGTCTGCGGAAGCCTGGACGGGAAACACTTCAAAGTCAGCGAAGCGAAAGTCGGTGTCAATTATCCGCCGATACACCCGAATTGTCGGTGTACTACGGTAGAATATGACCCAGACAACGCCCTGGACTGGTATAATTCCGGTCAACCTATGCCGAAAGCCAAAACTTACGAAGAATGGTACGACGAACAGGTGGCCAGGAACGGTCAGGGATCGGTTGAGGTTGAGCGACAAAAGGTGTATAATAGAAAAGCAGACCTGGAACAGTTCGAAGCCTATTCCGAACGCCTGGGCGCTGACGCACCTTCTGACGTCGACACCTTCCAGCGCTTGAAATATAGCAAGCCCGACGAATGGTCCGACCTAAAAGGCCTTTATTCTTACAAAGGGCGCGTTCCAGAAGCGACGAAAGCCGACTTCCAGACGTACAAGAAGATCAAAGCTATATGGACAGCTTACAGGCCCAGGCATACGGCGGAAATAAGGCCGACTACAAAACAAAGGTCGAACTTCTTCAAGGTGTCGGCGCCGTCAAAGTGTTCCCTGTGTGGAATGGCGGTGGAACCGTGAAGATCGTCTTTGTAAATAGCGACTGGGGAATCCCTTCTTCCGACCTTGTCAACAGCGTTCAAACGGCCGTCGATCCGGTTCAGAACCAGGGCGTCGGTGACGGTATCGCCCCGATCGGACACGTCGTCACGGTCGAAGGTGTGACCGGAACCACGATCAACGTGTCTTTCACGCTGACTTTTTCCGGTTCGGCCACCTGGTCGGCCGTCGAAACGTCTGTGAAGAAGGCTATTCAGGACTACTTTGACAGCCTGGCCAAAACCTGGGACGAACAAGAAAACCTTGTCGTCCGCGTCAGCCAGATCGAAACAAAGGTCCTGAATGTCGAAGGCGTGATTGACATCACCGGAACCAAAATCAACGGAGGAACACAAAATATTTCCCTGGCTTCAAATGCGATTCCGGTTCTGGGGGTGGTGACAAATGGTTCTTAAAGAATACTGGCCGCGCTGTCTGCAAGAACTGATCGAGTTTCAGCAGATCGCCAACGCGGAACAACCCGAATTCGAAAAGGCCGTCAGTGACGTAAAATCGGCCGCTGACGACTTTTTTTTGGTGTCCCTGTCCGAATATGGGTGCGAACGCTGGGAAAAGATTCTGGGGCTTTCTGCGGCGCCTGGGGACACAGTACAGGACCGCCGCGACCGAATCCTGATTAAGTACCTGGATCAGCTTCCCTATACTTACAGGACCCTTTTGAAATACCTTGCAACGGTCAGCGAAGACTTCACAGTCACCTTAAACGAAAACGCCTACGATCTATATATCAGAATCCGCCTGGAAGGCTACGCCCAACGCGACGCATTGGCGGCAACCCTGGGACAAATGATTCCGGCGAATCTGGTTCTTCGCTTGCGGACGGATATTCCACAAGACGACCAACCGGCCAAAACGGCCGCCTGTTCCGCTATGGCTACAATGAACCGGCACAAATACACGCCGGCAACGTAAGGAGGAAAAGCAAATGGCAAAATTCAAGTCCATTGTCACGGACGGCGGAAGCGAAGCCCTAACGGCCCTTATCGCGTCCGGACAGAAATTGATACTGACACGCGCGGCCGCCGGAAGCGGCGTCGCCCAGGTCAGCCCGAATACACTGACCGATCTTGTAAACGTGGAAAACGTCAGCGCCAACCTGTCCGAAAAGGAACTGGTCGAAGGTTCGCCTTCGATCATGCAAATTCCGGTACAGGTGACAAACGAAGGTCTGGAATCGAATGTCTGGATCAGAGAAATCGGCGTCTTCGGCCTGGACATCAGCGGAAACGAAATTCTTTTCTGCTATGGCTGGCTTGACGGCGAAGACAGCGACAACGTCCTTCCGGCTACAACCTTTGAAGAGGACGCCGACACAGTCCACATTCACGACCTGGCCGTCTTTATCACCAACCAGGAAGCGGCGGCCGTGTCTGTCCAGGTGGGCGTCGGTTCCTTTGTAACAACCGCACAAATGACCGCATACGCCGCGCCTGTGCTTCATACCCAGGCCGCGACAACGATCAACGAAACGACCGGCGAAACCACGGAACAGGTTCAGCGGCGCCAGGACAACGACATTCAGTCGATCCTTGAACAGTTGAACACCGGATTCACCGGAACAACCGTCACACACACTTTCGTTCCTGCACAGCTTCAATACTGGAAAGGCTACGACGGAACAGGAATTCCGGAAGGTATTCTGGATCAATCCCTGAACCGTCTTTATTTATGACCAGAATCGGCGCCACACCGTCGGAAACGTCTTGCCTTATATCGAACCTATTCACAGAAATTCGGCCCGTCTGCGGCCGCTGTGAGGGCGACAGCGTGGTCCTGTGTGGCGTAACCTACGAAGGACAGGAAGAAACCGTCGTCCTTCGTGATTATGGCTTCGACTATTCCGGCGTTCCGGAAGCCGTCGAAAATATCCGAAAGCGAAGGTGTATCTATGGGAACAAGAAGAAACTACCAGCGGACTTCGAATAAAAATGACAGTCCGCTTCACGTTCTTCCGGTGGCCGAAAAACTGATCGACTACACCCTGGACCTGACCGACAACGCGAAACGCTTTCCGAAGCGCGTCCGTTTTTCGATCACAAACAAGATTCAGGGCCACGTCATGGCCATATACGACGGCTTACTGGAAGCAAACGAAATATTTCCGATCCGCACAGAAGCGGACCGGACAGAACGGCTTCGTTTACAAAGGGCCGCCTTGACCGAGTGCAAGAAACTGCTTCACATGATCGAATTATCGAAGAAGCGAAGCTATATCGACAAGGACACCTTTGACTATTGGACGAAGTTGACCCTGGACGTTAAGTTCATGACCGCAAAATGGTACAAGGCCGAACAGGACACCGCCGAAGCGATCGCCCCGTCGGACCCTATACCGGAAAGCGTGTAATGATATTTAGGGAATGACCTGTTACCCCGTACGCCGGCAACGCGTACAATGCGCGCAATGTCAACACGGACGGCAGTCTGAACAACAACAACGCGTACAATGGCAACAATGGCGTTCGGCCGGATTTGGTGGAAAACGCGACCGAGTAAGGCGAAGAACCTGAAAACAGAGTACCCCAACAAAGGAGGTCATTTCCTTCCGAAGTGCCGGAAAGGCCACGGTAAACACAAGATTGACGACGAATGGCCTTCCTACTGTGACGGCCGGACTGTAAGCGTCAAGGAGGATTTTTATTTTGAGCGAAGACCAGACATTGAATCTTTCTGACTTCGCGAAGGTGATCGACTTTAACAGTCTATATCAATCGTATACAGAAGCGCGCAAAGGTAAACGGTGGAAATATGCGGTCTGCAAATACGAAGTGAACGTCCTTGAAAACCTTTTGTTCGTTCATTTCATGTTATCGGCCCACAAATACCGCCTGTCGCCTTATAACTGCTTCATTGTGAAAGAACCGAAGGAACGACTGATCATGTATAACAGCTTCCGCGACAAAATCGTTCAGCACAGTCTTTGCGATAATGTCCTGGAACCGTACCTTTCGAAAACTTTCATATACGACAACTACGCAAGCCAGAAAGGCAAAGGAACGCACTTCGGACTTGACCGCCTGAAATATTTCATGTCGAGGTACTACCGACAGAACGGGGCGGACGGCTGGGTCCTGAAATGCGATATTCGAAAGTATTTTTACAGTATCAATCACGACGTTCTGAAAGAACAGCTTCGCCGGCTTATCAAAGACCGCGACGTCTTGTGGCTTCTGGATATGATCATAGATTCCACAAAAGGACCAGGAATCCCGATCGGAAACCATACTTCACAGTGGTTCGCCGTTCTATACCTGTCCGGAATGGATCACATGATCAAAGAACGTCTGGGAATCAAAATGTACGGCCGCTACATGGACGACTTCTATTTGATTCACCCCGACAAGGACTATCTTCGTTATTGTCTGGAAGAAATCAAGAAGTATCTGGTCCCTTTAGGACTGGAATTGAATCAAAAGACGGCCATTTTCCCATTAACCCAGGGAATCGACTTCCTGGGATTTAGGACCTATCTGACCGACACCGGAAAGGTCGTCAGAAAAGTCCGCCGTGAAAGCAAGAACCGAATCCGAAGGAAATTGAAGAAATACCGTCACCTTCTGGACGAAGGCCGGATCGACTTCGAAACGATTCTTCAATCCTATTCTTCATGGACCGGCCACGCCGAACACGGCAACAGTTACCACTTGATCAGGAAGACGGACGACCTGTTCTTTAACCTGTTCAAGAATGAATTGGAGGGATTAACCTATGGCAAAATTACTATCCGCTTTGCCCGTTGGAAGCGTCGTCAAGTCGACGAACACGAAATACAACGGGAAAGTGATCAGGTGGATCGTGGGAACCCAGGACACGGCCAACGGCCGAACGGGCCTGGTAGCCGAGAAAATGATCACCCTGAAATGCTTTGACGCGAAGGAGCCTTCGAACACAAACAGCGACCGCAAGAATTACGGAAACAACCGTTATTCCCAGTCTAATATCGACCAGTGGTTGAACAGCCAGGCCGCGTCCTGGTATTCCGCGCGTCACAGCTACGACGCACCGCCGAACAACGCCAACGTGTGGAGCAACTGCAACGAATACGACACCGAAGCCGGATTCCTGTCCAACTTCGAAGCGGACTTCCGAAAGGCTATCCTGGACGCCGTGATCCGTGTCGCAAAGAATACCGTCGCCGACGGCGGCGGTTATGCTGATCTTCCTGTGTGCATACCTGGCAAACGTCGCCTTTTCCCTGTGGTACAACATCAAAATCAGGAAGGAAGACTTCGACCGCGAA